GAGCCAGCAGTCTCAATGCAAGTGTTTGTTCCAAAGCCACCGCCTGGTATGCAGCAAGCTCCGGCTACAGACGAAATAAAACCACATCTGTTTAATAGCGCGCGACGTAAAGCCTGAGCCATAGCAAGCATGTCAGCATCAGTGCAACCTACGCAATTTTGAGGACTGTTAGGCACATCTCCAAAGCATGTAAAATATCGTATGAACTCATCAAGCCATGGCATCAACCAAGTATCCCACGTTCCTGGCTCATTCCAATTAAAGCTATGATGAGCTTCTTGCCATAGTTGATCTGGTTGGTCTGAGTTGCCAACCTCACCATTACCTTTACCAAATATCTCTCTTAATAGATAGTCATAATGATGATTGAAGGTATTTCGTCTAATATCATCTGGAAGTTCACTGTAACATCCTGGTAAACTAGGATCGCATGCATCACTTCCAACGTTAATGGTTGGTTCAAAGTAGTCAATAGGCTCTGGAAGAGCTATCAACGCTGGTGGTTTTCGGGTCTTGTTGACCGCTGTTGTTCCGCCACCCGCCGGTCCACATCTTTGAGGGTCGAGATCCTCGCACTTCATTCCTTTATTGAAGAACCCATTGTAATTATCGCATACTTCTTTGGTGGTGGGTTCGCATTTTTTTACCCCTCTACCGTCCGTATAGCAACAAACCCCGCCAATGTCGTACGGCTGAGTCACCACTGTCATCGTGGGTGGTGGAGCAGAAGGACCTCTTCTTGCTAAAGTAAGGTTTATTTTTTCTATCGCGGATTTAAGTTTATCTATTGAATTTTTCATTTTTTGCTTCTAGAGTAATATTTATGCCCTCGTGGCAGTAAATCAGTATCAAACGGCTTTCTCTTAAATACACCTTTTTTAAGTGCGTAAAGAAAACCGTTTACCCTGCCATAAGCCCACTGTTCTGGACCTTTAACATTCGGTCTAACGCTGGTTGGGTTTGTTTTGTAGGCACCAATCCCTCTTCTAAACACGGTAATAAGAGTAGATGTTTTAATTTTAAACTTGCCGGTTTTGTTATGGTCTTCAACCTTATTTCTTAAAACTTTTCTTACCGCCTCATTAACGTAATCAGCCCCGCTAGTAAAATAAGACTGCAAAAAAGCATCAAAAGAAACCGGAATTTCCGCTTCTGCAAAGTCTTCCTGATCTGAATTTAACTCCTCAGCCTTTGCGAGTTTTTGGTTGTAGTCGTCTAATTTTTTATGCATTACTTCCCTAGAAGAACACGGAAGATAATAAGTAGTATTACTTTTAAGCTCAGACTGCTTTCCATCCAAATTATAAAACTCTTGATGACCGGAACAACCAATCTTTTCGGATAAATTTTCTGCCGCTTCTGGAGTAGTAAAAATATATTTAGATTCTTCTGACATGTTCTTATCAAATGATAATACACCTATACTAAGATATGCGAATAGCATTCATTAACAATTTTTACAACCAAGGCGGGTCGTCTTTAGCTTCTTATGGTTTAGCCAAAAAACTTTCTGTAGAACACGATATGTCTTTTTACGGATCTATAGACGGTCCTTATAGGCAGAAATTTCAGGAACTTGGGGAAACGCACCTGTTGCGTGAACAGAGTCTTGAATACGATCAGCATATCATTAATGTTATTTCAAAATTTAATCCGGATATAATTCATGTGTTTGTACCGGGAGAACAGTCACTGAATTACGTTCAACATCTACCTCGATGCAAAAGATTTGCTAGTGTTTTGTGTGGTCAAAAGGTTGGCTTTGATCAATCCCAATTTAATAAAGTACTTTTTAGCTCAGAATATCAAAAAGAAATAAGCGGTCACATAAACAACGGTGAAATAGTTAGATACGGTGTGGAATGTAAAGAGTCATTCTTTCCACAAAAACAAAACCCGGTGTTTGGAAGAATAGCTAGTTATTGCCCATCTAAAATGATTCACGACACAGTCTACTGCTCTAATGAATTGAGAGACAACAAATTTATAGTTGCAGGAGAAGTGCTTGATCCTGCTTATTTTCAGTCTATAAAGGCTTATCAAAAACATTTTGGGAATCAGAATCTAGAGATTAAAGGCAGCGTTACAGAAGACGAGAGACAGCTAATAATGAATGATATTGACGTTTATCATTACCCAAGTTCAAATGAAGCTTTTTGTTTTTCAATACTAGAAGCTTTTGCTAACAAGAAGCCTGTTATCTCATACAACAACTCTGCCATTTCAGAACTTTTTGGTGACACCGAGTGGTTGTGTGATGACTTTAAGCAACTTGTTGAATTAAGTAAAAAAATGGCTTCATTAAGTGTAGAAGAAAGAACAAGCATAGGAGAAGCTAATTATTTAAAGTATAAGCAGTATTCAACCGACTTGTATTGTAAAAAAATTATAAACATTTACAATGAAACAGATTTAATAAACGTCTAATTTTAAAACCCTACAATCAATACTAATATGAGTTTACCCACACAGTATCAGCAGTTTATTCACTTATCAAGATATTCAAGATTTCGTGACGATCTCTTTCGTAGAGAAACGTGGGAAGAGACTGTTGATAGATACTTTCATTTTTTTAATTCACATCTGTTAGAAAATAATGGATATCAGATAAGTCCATCTCTTGAAAAAGAACTTCGTGCAGCAGTCACAAGCCTCGAAGTGATGCCAAGCATGAGAGCTTTAATGACATCTGGTGAGGCCCTGCGTCGGGATAATACAGCTGGATACAACTGTTCATATGTAACAGTCAGCAGAGTAAGAGCTTTTGATGAAATACTATACATTCTCATGTGCGGCACAGGAGTTGGATTCTCTGTTGAGCGACAATACGTCGAAAAATTACCGACTATCACTGAAGAGTTTACAAACAGTGATACTACTATCGTGGTTCAAGACAGTAAGGCTGGTTGGGCTAAGTCATACCGAGAGTTGGTGTCCTTACTTATTGGAGGCCAAATTCCAAAATGGGACGTCTCAAAGGTTCGTCCTTCTGGCGCAAGACTCAAAACATTTGGTGGACGTGCTTCTGGTCCGGGGCCACTGGAAGATCTCTTTAGATTCACTGTTGATACTTTTAAAAAGGCTGCAGGAAGAAAACTCACTTCAATCGAGTGCCACGATCTGGTTTGTAAAATTGCAGAAGTTGTCGTGGTGGGAGGTGTGCGACGATCTGCCCTTATATCACTCAGTAATCTTACTGACGAAAGAATGCGAGACGCGAAATCTGGCGCGTGGTGGAATGAAAATCCCCAACGCGGTATTGCAAATAACTCCGTTGCCTATAAAGAGCGCCCAGACATCGGTGTCTTTATGGAAGAGTGGGTTTCTTTATACAAGAGTAAAAGTGGAGAACGTGGTATCTTTAACAGAGAGGCTTGCAAAAAAACAGTTGAAAAACTTGGCGAGCGTAGGGATGCAAGCTATGAGTTTGGTACAAACCCTTGTTCGGAAATAATCTTGCGAGATAGAGAGTTCTGTAATCTTTCAGAGGTTATTGTTAGACCGGAAGACACTGAAGAAACACTGGTTAGAAAAGTAACTCTTGCGACTATTCTTGGCACATTTCAGGCATCACTGACTAATTTTCCGTACCTTTCCTCTGAGTGGAAGAATAACTGCGAAGAAGAAGCGTTACTTGGTGTTTCACTCACAGGCATTCTCGACAACAAACTGATGCGAGATCAAGGTGCTGAATTGGAAAGACTGCTTGCAACTCTTCGCGCTACTGCAATTGAAACAAATAAGAAATACGCAAAATTATTAAAGATCAATCCTGCGGCGGCAATAACTTGCGTTAAGCCAAGTGGAACAGTGTCCCAACTTGTTGACGCGGCTTCTGGAATACACCCAAGACATAACAACTATTTTATTAGAACTGTTCGTGCTGACACAAAAGACCCGTTATGCAAAATGATGATGGACATGGGGATACCCAACGAGCCGTGTGTCATGAGACCGGATCACACAGTTGTTTTTGCTTTCCCAATGAAGGCAGTTGGATCCGTTACTCGCACTGATTTGACTGCCATTCAACATCTTGAGTTGTGGCTTACCTATCAGCGGCATTGGTGCGAACATAAGCCGTCTATCACAGTAACTGTAAAGGATCATGAGTGGATGGCTGTTGGTGCTTGGGTCTATTCTCACTTTGATGAAATAAGCGGAATATCATTTTTACCACATTCTGATCATTCTTATCGACAAGCCCCGTATCAGGACTGTACTAAGGAAGAATACGAAAAGGCGGTTAATGCAATGCCAAAACTTATTGACTGGAGTCTTCTTAAAAATTACGAGAATACAGATAATACCTCAGGAACACAAACCTTTGCATGCTCGGGAGATAAGTGTGAAGTCGTTGATCTATCATCAAGCTAATAATATGAAAATTAAAATTACCAAAACAAATCCTCTAATTAAAACACCAAGATACGCAACCAACGGCTCATCTGCTGTTGACTTGCACTCCGCGGAAAATTTAATAATAAAGGCTGGACAAAGAGGTCTAGTTAAAACCGGACTTAAGATTGAAATGCCTATTGGTTGTGAGGCACAGATTAGATCAAGAAGTGGAGTTGCTATCAACAGTGGTGTTTTTGTAATGAATGCTCCAGGAACAATTGACTCTGATTATCGTGGAGAGATAGGTATCATTCTTCTTAATAGCGGATGTGAAGACTTTGAAATTAAAAGCGGTGATAGGATAGCTCAAATGGTTTTTGCTAAAGTACTATCAGTTGACTTCGAAGAAGTCGCCGAAGAGTCTCTGTCATCAACAGCAAGAGCGGGTGGTGGGTTTGGACACACTGGAATTTAGTGTATTTAAAATTGATGAGTGCTGAAAAATATATTTCAAATAACCGTCATTCTCTATTATCAATTTATTCACAAGTGATGACCGTTGAGGAATTTGAGTCATCAATATTTAATACAAAAATAACTCAGGCAATTAAAAAAGAAGCTTGTAAAAAAAGCATAGTAATACACAAGTACAGGGATGGTGATGTTGAATATCCTATTAACGTTTCCATATTAAAACCAAAAGACAACTTCTTGGTTGAGGAGTTGTATAGTGTAATGTTGTGCGAAGAATTTGTAAAAGATGGGAAACTAATTAGAGACGGCGATTTTTATGAAGCTATAATACCTTGGGACTTTAAAAGCGTTCCCAAGTTTAAGAAATATATAAAAGTCAAGTAATGCCAATCTACGGATTTATATGTGAAAGTTGCTCACACAAATTTGATTTGTTTTTAAAAATGAGCGATGAAAGACCTGATACATGCCCACAATGCAGTGTAAGCGGTAAACTTGGGCGTGATTTCTCTGGGGTTAATGTGGTTATTGATATGAGTCAACCAAAAACTATTGGTGATTTAGCTAATAAAAACACAGAAGATGCTGTTAAAAAAGGTGAACTTCCAAAGTCCGCTTTAGACTGGGATTCTAACAGAAAAAAGAAAAGGGAAAGTCAAAAAAAGATTAAAGCAGTTGCGTCTATGACACAGGCGCAAAAAACTGAGTATATTATGACGGGGAAAATGCCTTAATGAGTATAGAAATAAATAAAATAGACGATGAGTTGGCTTGTTACATTTTTATATGTGATGATACCGGCAAGAGAATGGTCAATGTTTGGGCAAGAACTATTGGTGATGAAATACCAACGCAAACAGTAGAAGCAAAATGGTCTAACGGTGTTTATTGTGGGTCTGGTCGGCATGACATTAAGGGAGTTTTGTCGTGTACGCCAATAGAAAACTCAAGACCCAACACGGAAATATCTGACTTTATTACAGATGAAATACAAGGAGACGTAAAGCTTACCGCTTTCGTTAGTTTAAAATGAGATTTATTAAATCAATAGACGATATTAAGAATGAACCGGTTACTAGTAGTGACTACGTAGACCAATTTGGGAATAGCTGCAGTGAAGATAAGGCTTGTGCGAAAAAACAATCCTCACCGGCTGGAGTTAAACACTTTATAATGCAAAGTATGTCACAGCGAAAATTGTATAATCCAATTATAGATGACTCTTCTAAAAAGCTGTCAGGCAGAACCGACAAAGACTTTAATTTAGTGGAAAGCCAAAAAGACGCATATGAGTTTTACGTAGAATTCTTGCGAACAAAAAACCCGGTTTTTCTTAAAAGAGCAGAGATTGCTATAAAGAGATAACATGAAAAAGAAAGTAAAACAACCAAACGTAAAGAAGATGCTGACAGAGTGTAAGTCTTCGCTAATTAAAATATGTGCGGCTCACAATTTTAGCAACGACTTACTGCAAGAGGCGTTTATAGACTTTAAAAGTAAGATAGAAAACATGTCATCTGTTAATGTTGAAGAAAAGAAAGCTCCAAGAAACCTATCTAACTGTATTGTAAAAACAGGCTCTGATGGCTCAATGACTAATAATTCATACATTCACCAAAAAGGCGTTTCTCAAAAGTCAGACGCTAGAGCTGGAAAATAATAATGAATAACACTATCGACAACAATCTACCTGTTTTTTGGAGTGTTAATTTAGAGTCGGAAAAAACCTGGTTTGATAAGCAAAATGTGGATGGCGCAGAGTGGTTAAAACTACAAGATGTTGTTCATTCTGGTTCTGAGAATATAACGTCTATGGCTCTGTGGATTCATCACAAGCAGCCAACCGATTACATAACTTCTATTAGTGTGGGAGAAGGAAAAGACGGTTATTTCTTTGCAAAAAAAGCATCAATGACATTTGGTGAAAACTCATCTAATGACTTGTATGGTGTTGGATATCTTGACGGTAATAATGTCAAAATCACATGGTATAACAGTCAACTTGAGGCTATGATGTTTGAGGAGAGGACTGTGGAACAAGCAGGTTTCTTTTTAACAATATGCAAGAACAAGAACATGACAGCAACTTCGTTTCCGGACTAAAGATAAAAACATCAGCTTACATCACTGAACTTATTATTCTTAATAAGATCAAGTGGGAAATCTCTAAGGGTATAAAGGTATCTAAACCAATATGCCCTTTTTGGCGTAAAGCGCATCAAACAACTCCAGACCTTCAAAAGCTTGCAGAAACTTTTAAGCTTGAGATTACCTACGTTAAAAATCTTCTTCATGTATTTAGTGCAAAGACGTTGGCTGAATACATAAAAAGGCGAGGTATTATCACAATACGTTTTCTTCCTCTGGAAAAGCAAAAGGCTTTTGTTTTTAACTTATACTCTGAAGAAGTAGAGTGGCAAAAAGAAAAGGTGTTGAAAAGACAAAACAAAATAGATGAGGGGTCTTTGGTCGTTAATGTGGGTGAAAGAAAAACTAGAATAAGAAAAGGTATCATATGAGCAATAAGCCACTAGTAATAGAAGATTTTTTAATTCCCTCAGATCTCTTAAAAGAAGGACAAGGTAGAACGTTCAGAACCACAATCTCTTTGGATATAGCACTATCTGGTGGTATACCAGAGGCTACGAGCGTTTTATTAAGTGGAAAGCCAAAGGTTGGAAAAACAACTCTTGCTCTTCATTACGTTCAACAGTGCCATAGACAGGATCCCAGCAAACAGGCTTTCTTTTTTGATGTTGAAGGCAGATTAAGAACTGAACTTCTTGATTGCTTCCCAGACATTAATAGAGAAAATTTAAATATAATTAGATCAAACAGTACTAAAATTCTTAGCGCTGAAGATTATCTAAACTTGATTTTTCAAACATTGAAAGACAGTGAAAAGTGCATTTGCATATTAGACTCTATTGCTGCTTTATGTCCAGAGGGTGAGCTTTCATCCAACATTGGTGAATCAGTTAGAATGGCAGGAACAGCCACACTGATGTATAAAATTTTTAAGCGAGTTAGTCAGATTCTGCCGGTAACACATAGCACGTTTATCGCATTAACTCACATGATTGCTAATCCAAACCCAGGACCTGGAAAGAAAAGTTATGCGGTGGGTGGCAACGCTCCTCAATATGGAGCGTCTGTGTGGCTGGAGGGAGCATGGAAGCAGGATATTGATGATGCGGCGAATAAAACGATTGGACAAAACGCACACTTTAATGTGATAGCGTCTGCGCTTGGACCTCCAGGGGCGGAAGTAACTGTTCCTATTATTTACGGTAGAGGCGTTGATGAGCGCATGGATCTGTTTAATGTTTGCTGTGAGCTTGGTCTTATCCAAAAGTCAGGGGCTTGGTATTCAATTAGTGGAATTAAAGACAAGCTTCAAGGTCAACTTGCTGTTGTGGATGTTCTAAGAAAGAATGATGAGCTTTACAAATCACTACTTCTACAAGTAGAAACAATGGCAATGCCATGCAAGTAACATCGGTAAATAACCCCTCTAAGAGAATCGTTTGGGATCTTCGTCCGGCTACATGGCCAATGAAAAGTAAGGCGGCTTGTAGGTCAAAAATACAGTATAGTATTGGTCAGATGATATACAGTAAGTATCCATTAGATCCCATTTTAGAAGATGTAACTATTCCAGACACTCGTTTATCACTGGATTTTTATTTGCCACAACGGAAAATAGCCTTTGAGATTCAAGGTGAGCAGCATTCTGAAATGAATCCTTTTTTTCATGACTCAATGCAGGACTTTGAAAAACAATTACAGCGAGATGAGATAAAGGAACTTTTTTGTGAGTTAAATAACATCAGGCTGATAAAGCTACACTCAATTAAGGAAGCAGAGGCTCATTTTGGAAAACACGGAAAATCCTGAAAGTGAAAAGCAAAAAATACAAAAAAAGATGGCGGAGTTTCGTGATAAGTTTAAACTATCATCTGTTATTATTCCACCTGAAATTGATAAACTTCTGTCGCTTTCTCGTGAGTATTTAAAGTCGGCTGCTAGAGACGATCTTTCTATTGACGCGATCCGACTATCACAGTATGGTCTTTACATAAAGACAGAATCTAACAGACTGAGAGCTAACATATCATGGTGTGACGCTAATATAAACTCAATTATAGGTAGAGAGCTTAAAAACACAGAAGGTTACGGATTAGCTGAAAAATCACTTGTTATTAAAAGAAATGATATTCACGCAAAAGAACTTGAATCTGTAAAATCTTTGTGCGAAGTTCAGCTAAAATCAATAGAAGACATTGATAGAAAAATAGAGTTTATGGCTTCGTGTTTGAAAAATTTAGCATTTGAAAAAAGAGGACCAATAAATGAAAGACCTTAAAGGCTTTTTGCAAAAAGCAATCATAATGAACGACATGCAGGCGGTTAGAGAGTTTTATACCACCATTTTTGGTGAGATAGCTCCAGTAGTAGTTACACAATCTGTAGACTCTGATTCTTTACAAAAAATTGATGCAATTAAGAGAATTATCCTTGGTCAGTTAGTAGAAGAAGAATATAATGAGACTGAGTATAACACCGAAAAAAATGAAGATGTGGAATATGAAGAAGAAGATAAACCGACTGTCGGTGTAAAATTTATATCTAGTTCAGAATTTGAGCTTCCCGAGGACTCTAATCCTAAATACGCAGAAGCTGTTAAAAAGCTTGGCGACAGAAAGAAGCAATATAGAGATGAGTATAAGCCCAACTTTAAAAACTGTGAAGTTTGCTCCACTCGCTTTGACTTTAATAAAGAGTATCCCGTCGGTCTTTTGCAATCAGACAACACAATTAAGATTAAATGCAACAAATGCAGAATAAAGTAAAATCATATAATCAAGAAACTTCTGAATTAAGCGCCGTGTCTTGTATCATTAAGAACGGCGCTGAAATTATTTTTAGTTCAGATGTTCACTTGTCTGAAACTGACTTTAAAGATAAGTTTCTTGGCAGGTGCTTTTTTGCTATAAAGACACTTGCCGAGTCTGGTTTTTCTGGTAAAATCAGCCCACAGCTTTTAGTGTCTGAGACTTCAAAAACTGGAGATGTGAGTGATAAAGAGTCTGAGAAGATATCAGATATTGCCGATCTTGAAACAAGTAAAACTGACTACCATCACTTTGTTAGACAAGTGAAGTTTTGGAGTTTGTCTCGCTGTTTTCGTGAGAAGCTTGCTTCAGCAGCTAAAATTATTGACGGTCTTTCCGGCAGTGAAAGTATTGTTGATGTAGCAGCATCGGTGGAGTCATCAGTTTTTGACTTTATTCCTGATATTACTAGAGAAAATGATCTTGTGCAGATTGGTGCATTTGCCACAGAACACATCAATTATATTGCTGAAAACCCGGTCACTTCAGCTGGTCTTCCAACGGGTTATCCAAGATATGACAAGGCTGTGGGTGGCGGTTATAGACGCGGTACAGTTAATGTTGTTGGTGCTAGACCAAAGGTTGGAAAGAGTACATTCTGTTTGAATGTTGCTTCTAATCTAGCCAAACAAGGTGTTCCTGTTTTATATCTAGATACCGAAATGAAGAAAGAGACTCAAACGGTAAAGTGGGTTTCTCTTCACTCTGGGGTTGATCAAAACTCAATTGAAACCGGTCAGTTTGCACAAAAAGATAACATGAAATTTGCTGTCAATGAATGTCTGACAGTTATTAAAGATCTTCCTTTTTATCACATCAGTGTTGCTGGTAAGAAGCCTGAAGAAATAATGGCAATAACCCGACGATGGCTGTCCTCTGTTGTTGGTCGAGACGCTGGCGGAAACACTAAAAACTGTTTGGTGATGCTGGATTATTTAAAAACCATGGATATGTCAGACGTTGGTGACATACAAGAATATCAATACCTTGGAGACTTTATCACTAAGCTGCATAATTTTGCTGTTAAGTACGATGTTCCAATTCTGACCACAGTACAGTTAAATAGAGACGGTATTAATAAGGAAGACTCAAGCGTTGTCTCTGGAAGTGATAGAATTCTTTGGTTGTGTTCCAGTCTAGCCTATCTTAAGAAAAAGACGGATGAGGATGTTGCGGCAGGAGATAGTAAGGCTAATGGTGATAGAAAGTTAATTGTTATTGAGACTCGCTATGGTCAAGGTATGGATACAACATCAGAGTACATTAATGTTATTTCAAATCTAGAAAGATCTGAAATGGTTGAAGGTAAGTTTAATTTTGAGATCCTAGACTCAAGCGGAACCATGGAAGAAAATGATGATAACGAAGATGAGATTAACTTCTGATGAACTCAAAGTATTTAAAAAGATCGCGTGTGAGCATGACGCCAAAATTTTAAGTGCTTTGGGTTTTGAGATTAATGGAAACATTAACATACAATCAGCGTGTCCAGTACACGGTGGCGACAATAAGACCGCCTTTAGTTATCACCTAGGTAAATGTTGTTGGTCATGCTTTACCCATAACTGCCATCAAAAGTACGGGAATGATATCATTGGTCTTTGTCGCGGTCTTAAGAAGATGAATTTTCAAGACACCATTGACTGGATTAAAGAAGTAATATCTTCTGATCAATTTGAAGAAATTAAAATAAACAAAGAGCAGTATAACGCACTACATAATCCATTAATATGCGATAAAAGACTTAAAAATCTTGACCCAACGCATGATTTTATACAGCTCCGCAACTTTTCAGAAGAAACTTGTAAGTATTTTGAGTCTGGAGTGTCCGTTAGTGGGAAAACATATCACCACAGGTTAATGGTGCCAATTAGAAATATTGCTGGTGAGCTGGTTGGTATAACCGGAAGATCAATATTTGAGAAAAATAATGACGGATGGTATTACCCCAGTAGATTTACTATTGATGATAAGTTTAAAAAACTTTTTGTAAAGTGGAGAAACTACCCAAAGGGCTTCAATAAGTCAATTGAGATATACAATATAGATAAAGCCTGCAGTTTTATAAAAAGCTCAGGAATTGTTGTTATTGTAGAAGGACCTTTTGACTGTTGGAGACTACACTCCTGCGGTTTAAAAAACACAGTTGCTTTGCTGGGTTCATCTCTGTCCATGAGTCAATTTAATCTTCTTCAGAAGTGTGGGGCAAAAACCTTCGCTGTTGCTCTTGACTCAGATGATGCTGGACAAGCCGCTTATCAAAGAATAAAAAGCTTGTATTCAGACAAGGTAAAAGTATCTAAAATATTTTTTGACAAAAAAGACCCAGACAGTTTAACGGATGACGAGTTTAATAAATACATCACACCTCAAATCAACATTCTAACAAAATGAAAACAAAAATTATTATTTTAACCGGTAAGGCTCAAAGTGGAAAAGACACTGCTTGTGCTTATGTAAGATCCTTCTTAAAAGAAAAGGGTTTTTCATCAAAGATATATCCGTTTGCGGATAGTTTAAAAAGTATCTGCACTAACGTGCTTGGGTTGGAGTATAATCAGTGTTGGGGAGAAAACTCTGATAAAAACACACTAACAAAATTTAAATGGTGTGACCTTCCAATGGGCACAACTAACATTGCCATACTGTTGCAAAATAGGGTGGATGTAAAGTCTACC